AGCAGTTCAAATACTACCGCCTGTTGAAGGAGCAAATGCTTGTCACGGCATCAGGGGAAACCATTACTGCTATTAACGCTGCCGCTAGTGTAAACAAGTTGCTACAAATATCTGCGGGGGCTGCGTACACAGACGGGCATGAGGTGGTTGAGTTTGATTGCGCGCCTCGTCTAAACGTGTTGCTAGAAGTGCTAGAGGAAACTAGCCGTAAGGTACTGGTGTTCGCCCCCTTCCGGCACAGCATTGACGCTATTTACCAACACCTAATTAAACACAACATTGCAGCGGAGATGATTCATGGCGACATAGGCGTGGGCAAGCGCACCAGTATATTTAAAGCATTTCAAGATACACCCAGCCCTCGGGTGTTGGTGATTCAGCCACAGGCTGCATCGCACGGCGTTACACTTACTGCGGCTGATACGGTGGTCTTTTATGGCCCAGTAATGTCTGTGGAAACGTATACACAATGTATAGCCCGTTCAGATCGTATTGGACAAAACTCTACCAATGTAACCGTAATCCACTTGCAGGGCAGCGAAATCGAGCGTAAGATGTTTAAGCGTCTCGAAGAGCGCGTTGAAGACCACAATATGTTATTGAAGCTATACGAAGAAGTCATTAAGTAAATTAAACTTTTTTAAACTTTTTAAACTTTTTAAACTTTTTTATGCAAAACCTAACTTTCAGTTGCAAACCTGTCTTTATTGATGTAAAGTCTTTGACACCAAGGAGAAAATAATGTCAGATGAACCCCTACCCCTAGATAAACTTGCTCGTGTTTATCGTAAGATGCGCGACAAGATCGGCGCGTTGACCAAAGAATACGAGAGCCAGATCGAAGAGATCAAGGCGCAACAAACTGAAATTAAGAACGCGATGAAAGACCAAATGCTTGCGCTTGGTAGTTCGTCAATCAAGACTCCCGAAGGCACGATTGTGTTGTCGCAGAAGGTGCGCTATTACACAGATGATTGGGACTCATTCAAGACCTTTGTGGTTGAGCATGATGCCCTTGACTTGTACGAGAAGCGTATCCATCAAACCAACATGGTTACGTTTTTGGAAGAGAACCCCGGTGTTGTACCTGCGGGGTTAAATAGTATGACGGAGTACGATGTCTCCGTTCGCAAACCCACTAAATAATCTGGAAAACAAATGTCAAATCTAGCTACTTTTAATCCTACTCAAGTTCCTACATTCGCACGTAAAGGTGAACTCTCTGCTGTCGCTAAGTCTTTAACTGGTGGCGGAGCCGGTCTATCTGTTAAACGCATTTCAACCAAGGGCGGTGTATTCCGTCTGGTCGCAGGTGGCAAAGAGGTTGCATCAATTGATGACCGCCATCTCGATGTTGTTATCGTTAACGCAGCACCGAAAGTAAGCCGTACGTTCTATGCAGGACAGTTTATAGAAGGGCAGGCTACTGCGCCTAATTGTTGGTCTGCGGATGGTGATACGCCCGATGCGAGTATTAAAGAGCCACAAGCCGCGTCATGCGCAACGTGTCCACAAAACATCAAGGGTTCAGGTCAGGGCGAGAGCCGTGCCTGTCGCTACTCACAACGTCTGGCTGTAGTTCTGGCTAACGATGTGAACGGCGGCGATGTTATGCAGTTGACTCTGGCGTCTAAGTCTATCTTCGGTAAGGATGAGGGTGACGATAAGCGTCCTCTGCAAGCGTATGCTCGGTACTTGGCAGCGCAAAGCATTAGTCCTGAGATGGTCGTGACTCGCTTGAAGTTTGATACTAAGGCTGCTGTGCCAAAGCTGTTCTTTAAAGCAAGCCGTTGGCTCGATGATTCCGAGTATGCTTCAGCATTGGAGAAAGGCCAGTCTGAGGATGCAAAGCGCGCTATTACCATGACCGTATCGCAAGCAGACGGCGTAACCAAAGCCCCTGCTCCGGTACAGTTAGAAGGTACACGCCCTACGCCTGTAGTAGAAGAAGCCGACACCGTGGACGAGCCTGAGAAGCGCAAGCCCGCAGCGAAAGCAACCGCAGTTCCTAAGAAGGCAACCAACCTAGCAGCAACGGTAGCCGATTGGGACGCTGACGACGAGTAAAGCCTCGGGGGTTATGTGAGTGCCGAGGGTTAGCGCCTCGGCTAGTTATCTAGTGTTTTTTACCTCTGCAAACACTGCTATATGTGGACTTACATATCCCCCACCTAACATGGAATACCAATGCCTTATTCAGATCAAATAAAAGCAGCTACCCTGTCCGCGCCAAAGACGCTCGGTAATCAGCTAGGCCGCTTCGCAATTAGTTTAGATTTCCCGGTGATTAAGATTGCCGAGTTTACTGGCGCAACACGCCAGACTGTATACAACTGGTTTAGTGGAACGGAAGTCACCAAGTCCTATCGGGATCGGGTGCAGTCGCTGCTGAACATCCTACAAAATAGCAAGACCGTTGAAGAGGCGCTAAGAAAATGCAACCCATGACCACAGCAGTAAGACCACGCAGTCTGACGGATGATGAACTCGTTAAATTCTCTTACCATTATTTAGATACTGACGGGACTTTAACAAAGGAATTTCAAGAAGAACTAATACGCCGCTTCGCAGATTTCATCAAGTATTAAACCGGGGAGAAGTATATGGAGTCGCAGGATTTCCTCGCGACTGTGCTGCCGTCTTCGGGATTTTATTGCGCCGTTGAACTCAGCACAGCAAAGAAACAACACGTTTTTACCCAGACGATAAATGGGTTATATGATGCAGCAAACTTATTTGATACAAAGGGATTAGATGCTTACTTCGCGTTGGCGAGCTTCGATGATGCAGAAAAACGTACTGGTGAACATGCGGTTAAGATCAAATCGTTATTTCTGGATATCGACTGCAATGGCGTTAAGGGAGACAAAGAATACGCAAGTAAATCTGAAGGCGCTAATGCGCTAAGCGCGTTCCTTGCCGATACTGGGTTAGATACTTTAGGCACACCGCACATCGTCTCTAGCGGTGGTGGGCTGCATGTGTACTGGCCTCTGTCTGAAGATGTTGATATTGAGGCGTGGCGTACGGTTGCCGAGAACATGAAGCGGCTGTGCCGCCGCCTTGGGTTTAAGATTGACCACAGCGTTACTGCCGATTCCTCTCGCATACTACGTGTGCCGGGGACACACAACTACAAGAAAGACAAGCCCCGTAAAGTTAAGTTAATGGTCGAGGCTACCAACACGTTTGACCTTGATGCGATAGCAGAGATTCTGCGTGAGCAGTTGGGCAGCGATGTATATGAACCGCCTGTACCCACCCTTGAATTACCCGGCTCTCGCCCTGCCCCAGCACCGACAGCAAACTCGGTCAAACTTATGGAGAACAGCATCACGCTGTTCAAAAATATAGAAGAGGCAACGGCGGCGAACAGAGGATGCAAGCAACTCGAATACTACAAAGAACATGCTGCTGACGATGGCATGGAGCCGCTGTGGTACGCATTTATCTCGCTTGCCAAGCGATGTGAGGATGGGTTTGATCGTGCAAAAGCTTTGGCTGACATGCACCCTTATGACCACGACAGACTGGTGGAGAAGTGGAATCATTCTAAAGGGCCGACTCCCTGTATCAAATTTGATACGCTTAACTCCGGTGTGTGTACATCGTGTGTACATTTCAACAAGATAACTAATCCGTTAGCCCTAGGGCGCGAGACTTTAACAACGGTTGAGCCGGAAGTTATTACTACGCAGAAAGAAGTTGCCACTAATGTGTTTGAGCAAGTGGTGCTGAATAAGCCTGTGCCTCCTAAAGGGTTCAGCTACGGCAGCAAGGGTGGCGTATTCAAAGAAGTTATTACAGAAGGTGTGCGCTCCGCCATTATGGTGCTTAGCTACGACTTGTTTGTAGTAGACATTCTATGCGTGGAAAACGAACACTTGGTTCACATGGCAGCGGTCAGACCTACAGGCACGGTGGATATTATCTTTCAACAGAAAGCAGTTGTAAGTAAAGACGAAACCATGAAGGCGTTGGCATCACAAAACGTGATTGCGGCGACAGGCTCGGGCAACGATAAGAACTTGTATGAATACGTCCGCGCTTGCGTTGAATATTCCAGTACCAACAAGAACCCCATCAAAGTGCCGACTAGCTATGGGTGGCAACCAGATAAATCTTTTGTGTGGGCGAGTAACGTCTACTACCCTGATGGCACTCAGCGCTACGTACCCATGCCGGGGCTTGTTAATATAAATTCGTTTTGTGGAACAGCAGGTACGCTTGAGAATTGGCGCGGTGCTATTGATATGCTGATTCGCAGGGAGTTCTACGATATTCTGACAATGGGTTTGGTTGGCCCATCCTCGTTGTTGATGGAGTTCACAGGCTTTAGCGGCATCACTTATCACATGGGTTCTTCGGAGTCCGGTACGGGTAAGAGCCTTGCGCAGTTATTGGCAGGTAGTTTCTTTGCACAACCAGAGCGGTATCGCGTTACTCAGAGTACGTCAGCAGTAGCTATTCAACAACGCTCGGGGATGCTTCGTAACTTTGCCGTGATTACCGATGAGGTTACTTCCAAGAGCCGGGATAACTTTGAGTGGTTGCCGCAATACCTACTGGATAAGTCACAGGGTAAGGGCAAAGATCGGATGGAATCCGGCGCAAACAAGGAACGCGTCAACACCACCGAATGGAAGAACATGGACTTGTTCTCTTCCAACACCCACGTACTTGACTTCTTGAGCGGCGCGCGTAAGCACTCCTCACAGGCTGAAATTTTGCGTGTGCTTGAGATGAAGTTGACGGTGATCTTGAAAGACGCTAACGGGCTGAACGCAAGTGAAGTGGAAACAATTGAAGCACTCAAGGAAAACTATGGCATTGCGGGTGAGCGCATCATTAAGTGGCTAGTAACTAACCGCGAGACGGCTATTGGGGTCTTACAGCAGACGCATAAAGGATTGAAAGAACAGTTTAAGTCAACCAACGATGAACGCTTTTGGAACGCAGGTAACAGTTGTATCGTTGCCATGACTATTCTTTTGGGCGAGAAGTACATGGGCATAGTAGATATTCCAGTCAAACCTGTCATTGCGTCTTTGTTTAAGATGGTGCAAGCGGGTAGAGCCGCGCTCAAGGGTAGTAAGCGCTCAGCAGAGGAAATTCTCAACGCATACACTCGC